ATTATACATTGGAGCAGGATAATCATCCCAAATATTTAAATATGTAATTGGAATTTTTTTACGGATTTCATTTTCCATATTAAATAGCCATGTAAAATATCTTGGATCAGTAACTAACATTATAGCATCAGGATTTTCAATATTAATAATTTCCCTTACTAGACTTTCATTCCCATACCCATCAACTGGATATAAAAATACTGATGCATCTTTTATTCCTATATTTTTATTAGTATCTACAGAAAGATCTAATCTTTTGCCCTTTTCTGGGTGTTTTATAGCACCTGCCATTTGTACCCAGTTAAAGTGATGGGCAGTATGTAATACTATTTCTTTTGCTACAGTTGCTACACCTGAGTGTACTCTAATATCGTCACATATTAACAATATTTTCTTCCTTTTTTCTTTAGGAAGATGCTTAAAACTTTTATTCATTTTTAATACAATTTATAGTTCGAGATCTGTTTGATTTGTGATAGCTTTACGGAAATTTTCATCTGTAAGAAACAGATAAATAGATCGATCAGCAAGTTTTTGAAATGAAAACTTTCGTTTCACACATTCAATCTTGAAATTCTCGAATAAATCGCTTTTGACTTTTACACTTGTAAGTGTCATTGGTTTTTTAATATTCATAATCTTGATTTTAATAACATTATTTTAGTATACATATATTGGGATATCAGTAGATTATACCTTCCCCACATAATTCTTTTTCTTCTTTATAAGGACAAAAATTACAAGTCCATTTTGATGGTGTTTTAGGATATGTTTTTTCTTTAATACCTCCATTTGAGGTAAAACACTCATTAATAAAATCACTAATGGCACTTTTTGCTCTACCTAATTTTATTTTACCACTTGGAGGTGTAAATTGTTGTACTCTATATGCTTGATATGGTGACATAATATTTTCGTCATCAATATCTAACACTTTTCTTTTTAATATCATAAACTCAATTTCAATCTTATCTAATGGTATTCCATATTGTTCAGAAAAATATTGTTTATATAATAATAATTGATATTGTTTATCTTCATCCTTTTTAGCATAATCATTCCAACCTTTAGTACTGGTTTTTATGTCGATTATTTTGAATGTCTCTGTTTCTTCATGGTATGTGACAACATCTAGATACCCCATGTATAATACGTTGCTATACATTTTATTTGGTGCAATTATAATTGGTAACTCACAACCAACTAAATATGTACCTTTTTTACTAAAATATCTACTACGTTTTTTTTTAAACCACTCTAATATTGCTACACCATCTTCAAAAAATTCTCTCATTTCTGAAGCATCAGAAAAATGTTCATTATTATTTTTCTTGTATTGAGCTTGGTATTCAGATATATAAGCATTTTGGAAATGATCTTCTATATTTATTTCCCTATCTGCTGCTGCAAATGATTTTTCGTATGCTACATCTAAATAATGTTGCATTGATTCATGTACAGCTGTCCCAAATACAGTGTGTATAGAAGACGTAAATCGTTTAATTTTGTCTTTATACTGTAATTTCCACCTATGAGGGCATCCTCTAAATATTGACATTTGAGAATAAGAAATATTCTTTTGAAATGCAAAATTTATAGGTGATGGGGGATTATTTCTAATCTCCTTTACTATTTTTGGGATTTTTTTAGCCAAACTATTTTTTCCATTTATCGCGACCAACTAAAAGACCGATTATTCCATAATTGGCAATGTCAATAAATGTATCTTGTATACCTTCACCTTCAACAAAGGACCTACCATTAATTAACAAATTTTTTAAACGTGATATTTTATCAGTTAATCTAATACACAGTCCTGTTAATGAAAACTGTTTATCATTATTATTATTAATAATATCCCCACCTAAAGCAATATTGTTTAAACCATAATCCATATGTTTACGAGCAAACATTTCATACATTTCTTTTTGGATTTGCTTAAATTCTTTAGATAATTCTGGGTATTCTTTTTCAAATACCTTTACATCTGATTTTAATCCTGATTTTGCATTCATAATTTCTCTATCACTCATATCTGTAAAATATTTTTTAACTGAATCACCCATTAATTTGCTGTTCTAAGGAAAAATATTTATCTATTGTTGCTAATCTGTCATCAGCATCAACTAACATAGCTAATGCTTCTTCAGCATTTTTATAAAAATCTCCTGTTGTGTGATCACCAATACCAACTGCTCTATCACCTAATAATTCAAGTGATAACAGTGCTTTTGCTTTGTCTGCCAATGCAGACGTACGTAACATATCTATTAATTTGTTCATTTTATTAAGGGTTTAATTTCTTTTTTATTTAATCCTATATTATTTAATATACGACTAATTTCTGGGGTATCCAATATATTTATATATTCTTTTGCTTCTTTACTGGAACATTCAAAATAATCTTTGATATAAATAATTAAATCTTTATTAGGTTGGTTTGATTTTGATTTAATATATTTATTCCATTTACTATTTTGAGGTATAAATTCTTTATATACTTGATATATAGCTCTTTTTTCTTGAGGTGGGTATTCTTGAACATAATTTACTATTTCAAGATAATCCTTATTCATAGACAAAAACCTATGAACCATATAACTATTAAAAACATCCCAGTCTTTATCTGAAAATTTATCGACTGGGGTTTTATATTGGTTTATATGTTTGAGCCAATCAAATATATTAGCACAATTCATCAGCTAACTCTTCTCTTAAATCCTTAGGTACAGAATCAGTTAATATTTTTTTAGTTTCAGGATCATAAAATACTGGGATAGGTAATACGGCATCATCGTCTGTTCCTGTTACAAAACGAGATACTTTACGTAAAATTACTCCTTGTTGGAAAATTGATCCACCATTAAAATTTTTAACTTCAGTAGTGTTTTTTAAATCAATTTGAGGTTGTTGTGGTGCTTGTTGCATAATTATTTATTATTTATTAAGTTTTGAATTAACGACATTGTATTTATTTCCTTGTCGATGCGGAAATTAGCTTTATATTGGTGTTCATTTATTAAGATAGCTACTGTACCTTCTTTACCTGGTAAGTATTCAGTTGATCTCTCAAATAATGCTTTAAATAACTCATCAAAATCATCTACGTTAGCATCAGCTATAATTTGACGAATATCATTAAATTTAGATTTATTTGATAAAGCAGTAATAACTTTATCTATATAATTAGATGATACTAATATTGATTGGTCTAACTTTAATATATTATTTTGTGTAGATAATTGTATAGTATTAATACATTTACGTAAATCAGGATAATATTGATTAACTAATGGCACTAAATCATTTATATCATGTTCAATAGATTCTTGTTCTAGGATCCAATTTAAATGTTTAGCAACCTCTTTTTTAGATGGAGGTACAATTTTAAGTACTTGACATCTTGATTGTAGAGGATCAATAATACGCTCTACAAAGTTACAAGTCATAATAAATCTTGTAGTTCTAGAAAATGTTTCTATTATGTTTCGGAGTGATGCTTGCGCTTGAATCGTGAGAAAATCCGCCTCGTCCAAGATAACAACCTTGAGGGGCTTAAATGAAGCAACCGATGCGAAACTAGAGACTTTATCCCTAATAGTTTCGATCCCACGCTCGTCAGAAGCGTTAATATAAATGTGATCACAATCTAAATTTTTAATTATTATTTTAGCTAATGTAGTTTTACCTGTACCCGCAGGTCCGTAAAATATTAGGTTTTGAATATCATTTTGTTCTAAATATTGGGAAATGGATTTTTTAATATTTTTATTCCCCACATAATTTTTTAATTTAAATGGTCGATATTTTTCTACTAATAAACTATGGTTAGTATTCTCCATAAATAGAATATTTCTTTTCGGGTTCAATTTTAACTTCTACTTCATCTGTATTGATAGCGTATAATTGGCTTTTTAATGGGGCTAATCTATACTCACCTCTAAATCCTGTTTTTGTCATATAAGCTTCTAAAGTATCAGTTAGAGTTTTATGGACAGGACCATCAGGTTCATTTGCGACTAATCTCCATTTATCGCCAGGCGGAACTCGCCTGGCAATTAGGATATAATCTTCAATTATTTTTGTTTCTGGTTTGCTCATATTAATATAATTCTCCTTGCATTGATCCCTGAGTAGCTGAATGTACGTGTCTTAATTTTTCTTCAACTGAATTTTTATCTTGGGATAAAGTACATTCTGTTAATAATACAGTACCAGCAATTGATGCTGCATTTTCTAGCGCTAATCTAGTAACTTTCATTGGGTCAATCACGCCTCTTGATTTAAAATCTACAACTTCTCCACTATCAACATCAATACCTGCCCATTCATTATTTCCTGATTCTATTAGTTTATATTTACCTAACATTTGTGCTTCAGTACTATCATAACCAGCATTAATTAGAATTTGTTCAAATGGTTTTTTACAAGATAAAGATACAATTTGATTACCTGTTGTTTTTCCTTCTAAAATTTGAGAAGCATATAATAAAGCAACTCCTCCTCCAGGTAATATTCCTTCTTCAATTGCTGCTTTTGTTGCATGTAGGGCATCATCAACTCTATCTTTTTTTTCTAGCATTTCTGTTTCAGTATTTCCACCTACATGGACAATAGCAACCCCTCCAACAAATTTTGCTAACCTTGATTGTAATTTTTCAATTTCAAATGGGGTTGTTGCTTTGTCTATTTGTTTTTGTAATTCTTCAATACGTGATTCAATTACTTTAACATCACCTTTACCATCTACTATTGTTGTAGATTCTTTTTCTACAGTTACAGTTCTAGCTTCTCCAAACCAATCCCAACTAAATTTATCTAATTTCATACCCTTTTGAGTATCAAATACTGTACCTCCAGTTGTTATTGCAATATCTTCTAAAACTAATTTTCTTCTATCACCGAAATCAGGTGCTTTTACAGCACATACACTCATAGTCCCTCTCATTTTATTAACAATAAGAGTAGCTAAAGCTTCATTATCAATGTCTTCGGCAATAATTAAAAGTGATCTTGCTTGTGAAGATACACTCTCTAAAATGGGTAATAATTCTTTAACTTGTGTTAATTTTTGATCTGCTATTAGGATAAGGGGATTGTCCAGTACAGAAGTCATATCATTGTTATTTGTAACAAAATAAGGTGATTTGTAACCTCTATCAAACTGTAACCCTTCAACAGTTTCTAAATAAGTCTCTCCGGTTTTTGATTCTTCTATATGGACAACTCCTTCTAATCCTACTTTTTCAATAGCAGTAGCAATTAACTTTCCTGTTTCACTATCATTATTTGATGAAATAGTTGCAATTTGTTCTAATTGTTCTTCACCTGAAATATCTTCTGATATTCCTCTTAATTTTTTTATAACATTTGATGTTGCTTCATCAATATCTCTTTTTATTTTAACAGCATTTTCCCCACTATCAAGTGCCTGTAATCCATGTTTAATCATTTCTCTAGCTAGTAAAGTAGATGTTGTTGTCCCATCACCAGCTTTTTCTCCTGTTTTCATGGCTGCCTGTCTAACTAATAATTGACCTAATTGTTCACTTGGATTAGTTTGGACAAATGATTTAGCTACAGTTACACCATCTTTAGTTGAAAGTGGTGCTTCCATTACTCCCTTATAAATTACTACATTTCTACCTGCAGGTCCTAATGTTGATACTACTGCATCTGCTAGTTTATTAATGCCTTGCATTAACCCTTCTCTTGCTACTTTTCCGTATTTAATTTCTGTTTCCATTTATTATATATTTTCTAAATTTTCTTTATCAATTGAATTTACTTCTGTTTCAGCTAATACTTCTCCAACAGTTACTGTTTCTGTAATTTTTGCTAAGATTTGGTTTTCTGGACCTACATAATATTCATCTCCATTATAGGGTAATTTAGTGAATCCCATAGTAGGTAATACTACTTTATCTCCTATTTTTATTTGGGTTGGAATAAAATCTCCTGTTATTGTAGATTTTCCAGGACCAACTGCAATAACAGTTCCTGTTTCGTTTTTTTCTTTACCTAAATCTGGGACTATTATATTCCCATAAGTGGTTTCTTCGATTTCGATCGGTTTAACTATAACCGCATCAAATAGTGCTTCTAAGGCCATCTGTGTAATTTTTAATGTTAGTTTCTATTAATTTAAATTCATTTAAAAACTCAGAAAGAGATTTATAATCTTTTCGAGTGTGTAATTTTTCTTTAGCTACTTTTATAAGTGCTTGTTGAAATTCAGGATAATATCCTTGGGGTTTTGCATATTCAGTTCCATTCCCTTTTGATCTAAAATGATTTTTATCAGGGGTAATCCTTTCGTTTACTGTAAAACATAACTCATCTTTGGTTATGTAATAGGGTTCCATTAAAGGATCTGAAATGGTTGTCAATGATTTTGGTTTTCTTGCCATATATAACTTATTTATTTAGACGTGAATATACGAATAATATTGCGCTAGGACACGCTTTTTTGGTAAAACTTTTATTTTATTTTAATAGACTTTGGTTTAGCTTCATCAGCTAAAGGTATAAAAATTTTCAATAAACCATCAAGCATTTCTGCTTCAGTTATTGATAAATCAAATTTAGGTGCTATTTTATATCTTAAGTCAAATGACTTTTTAGATAAACCATGATAAATATACCCTTCAAAATTATCCCCTTTATCTTCAGGTTTTTTATAGGTAATTTTTAAAATATCTCCTTCGATGTCAAGAATAACATCTTTTTTAGTTAACCCAGTACAGGCAACTTCAAAATGAAGTCCTTTATCATCATAGAAAATATTAAGTGGATGTGGTTGTTTTGAATTTAATGCTGGTGCAAATTTCTCTTCAGCATTGAAGTGATTCTTAAAAAGAATGTCGAAAGGACTTAGATGCCTCTCTAGTAATTGTAATGTACTCATATCATTTAGTTTTATGGGGCCGAAGCTCCCGATTAATTAAAAATATAACTTGTGCCCTAGCTACAATGTTATTTTATTATACGTATGTTAATTTTTTATTCTGCATCAAAGAAAAATATTTGAAATAATCTACTTGATTCAAGATCCCAACCACAATATTCAGATGCTGAGTGGATTAAACCAGCATCCCATAGAACTAATCTATTAAATACATTTCCTACTACATCAACTAAATCATAAGGAGATCTGTCTACAAAAGTTTCTTTACCTACAGGAAATGCTTGATTTAAATCAGGGTGGCTATCATGTCTAATAGAATGAGCACTCCCTAATTGACCTGGGTTGTAATGTTTATATGCCCAAAAAGAAGTACCAGTCCAATAAGGAGCATAAGGAGTTAAATAAATAGCAGCAGCATATGATTGTTCATCACAATGGTAAACTAATTTTGTACCTGCTATATTTGATTGAAATCTCCCATTCATCCCATAATGTTCCCATTTAGTAATTTTTTTTCCTAAAGTTTCTTCAAATTTTTCTTTCATCCCATCAAAGAACCACTGTTTTCTAGTACGTTTGCCTAAATACCCAGGATCATCATGGTAAGTTTGAGATAATGCATGTTCTCTAACAGCTAAAGGATCTTTATAAAAATTATCTACTACCCAAATCCTTTTATTAGCATTTGGATTTACACTAAATCTGTTAGAATGGATAGGTCCATATTCAGATTCTTTATTGTTATCTCTATCTATTATTTTTTTACTCATTTCTTGCTATAAAATATTCACTATTTACTTCTTCTGAATAGAAGTTTAATTTTAACATTCCTTGGTCTGATAGTTTTAAAGTACCTTTATCCATATCTTTATTAGAATTTAGAATATCTTTAAATATATCAGAATCAAAAGGTATTTCTATATCACTTTTAGTTATATTACCTTGAATTTGATATGTAATTTTATTTGAAAATCCAGTATTATCACCAAATATAAACTCACAAATGTTATTCCCATCCATATCTGTAGTACTTGTAAGTAACATATTATTTACATCTGCTAATGCACTTTTAGCTTTAATTAAATGGTCAATATCTTCTCTTTCTAAATCAAGCTCCATTTCAAATGAATCTGGGTCTTCATAGTATGTATTTTTTCCTAAAATAAGAATATCAGCTAATGAGTAGGTTAAATCGAAATTTAAATCAGCAATATGCATTTTAATATACACAGATTTTATTTTTTCTAATGATACCATTAATTCACCATTAGTGATAGATATTAACTTACTTAATTTATGTGTATCAAAAACACCTAATTCTGAATCTTCTAGTGGGAAATTATTATGCTCTATTTTACATACTCTACCTGATTCACCTGCGTAAATAGTTAGTTTATTATCTTTAATTCTCCATTTTACCTGGTTATTTAAACCATTTAGGTAATATTTGGAAATAACTGAGGTTAGTGTTGATTTATTTATCATAACTGGAATATACGAATTTTATTTTAAATTTCAAAGGAACTTAGTGCATTTGTGTAAGGATTTAAATCTAATGACCATTGCAAATCACTAAAAAAACCTTCTAATTTATTTAATAGTATTGAATCAAATACTTTTTGTCTGTCAGCATATCTATTTAAAAAGTCTTGAACCTTTTCTGGTATATCATAATCAAAAAATGCTAATGCTTCTATTTTATAGGGATTATCTTTACAATAAATCCATTTTACTTTATCAGCCATTGTTATTAAATTATGTTTTCTATCTAATTTCCATAATTTTAATAAATCATTATATCTAATAGCTGCTCTTACAGGTGCAGGAGCTCCTTTAAGGATTTCAGTAAACATCTCACCTGCTCTAGCACTCGTACCTGAGTATTTTTCTAATTTTTTAACAGCTGTAGGGTTGCCTAATTTTGCTAATGATATTTTACCACCTAATATTTGTTTTTTAAATACTTTAATTTGATCAATTATACTTGATTTTTCTTCACCTTTAAGTACTTGTTGGAGTATGTCATTAAAAAATTCCCCTAAAATAGGTGGGAAATTTGCTTTCATAAACTCTAAACCTTTAATATCTAAAGTTTCTTTTTCAATACCTTCTTGTTTAGTAATCCATTGTGCGTAACGCCTTGTTGCTCTAAAATAAGCAGATCTAATTACACACTCAGTTTTCATTTCAAGTCTATGTTCTGAGACATTGAAACATTCCTTAGCTAAAATATCATAATGATCTGTAATAACATCTTGATATTTAAGTGCTACTTTTTCTAAAATATCATCCTTTTCTTTATCACTAAATTCTTCAAAATTAGGATATAAGTGAAGTAATATAGGTTCAGCATTAAAATAATTAGAGTCAGTATCCACATATGCACAATAATTTTCATCATCTGCATCACATATCCACCAAGGTGTTTCTTCTAAATGTTTCATTTTAAAATGATCTTTCTCCTGGGATTGGGGGTAAGTTAACTGGTTTGTCACCATTTGAATCTAAATCTGCTCTTTCTTTTAATTCAACTATAAATTTACGGCCTTTTAATCTAAAATGTCCGCCTTGCCTTAACATTTTTCTAAAAAAGTTTTCTTGGGTTTCATTCCATTCTTCACTTAAAAGTATTAAATCATCTTTAATTATTTCTTTTCCATCCACTGTTATGTGCATGTTATTTCTAATTGATTGTTTTTTTAATGCCATATTATTTTCTGTTATAATCGTCTTCTACTCTAACAATATCATCTTCTCCGAAATAAGTTCCGGTTTGAACTTCTATAAATTGAACTATTTCTTCAGTTTCATTCCAAGCTCTATGTTTATCTCCTAAACTTATTTTTATTGATTGTCCCGGCCCTCTGAATAATTTATCATCATCTAAAATAATTGTTAAATTACCTTTAACTACAGTCCATGTTTCTTTTCTTTTGCTATGGTATTGGTATGATAATCTTTGACCTGGGTTTATTGTTATTCGTTTTACTTTACATTCAGGTGAATCTAATAATACTTCATACCAACCCCAAGGTTTTTGTTTTTTTGTTATTACCCAATCAAATTGACTTTCCATTATATTTCTAATTTTAATTCCCCACGCATAACTTTATTCATATGTCTATTAGCGCAAAGAGCTGATTCTTGTATAATTCTGTGGCCAGATAATGTAATTGCTTCACTTAATATTGATTGGTTCATTCCGTACCTAAATGAAGGTAAAGCTGTGGCTCCATATAAACTATTAAGCAAAATTTTCATTGTGTATTGCATTAAATGATTATACTCACCTGCTTCTTTATCCCCAGACTTATATGCTTTTTTCATACGCCCTTTATATAAAACACGTTCTTCAAACCATTTTTTAAGTATAGTTGATAATACTGCTTCTTTATCTGTTCTGAACATTGAACCATTAGCTGCTACAGCTAAATTTTGTGATTCAATTATTTTCACTAATTCTCCAGCTTCAACATTAGTATGACGTCGTTTTCCATTTTCAACTAATAATAAATCTTTAGGATTACGTTCTTTTAAATCGTTAAGGCCCAATCTATTATTACGATCATCTGCATCTATAATACGACCCACGAATGTTTCTTTACCAATGTTAATCGACATAATTATAGATGGATACAGTGATGTTAAATCTTCATCAAACATATACTTGTATAATCCCGCTTTGGGGCAAAAAAGGTATCCTCCAGCATAACCATCTTTCTTTTGAGGGTTAGGTTCTTTAGGTGGTGGGATTATATTTTGAGATAATAAATAAGCTGAAATTGCTCCGTCTTGGGTTACACTATTAGAATAAACTTCACTGTAGTTATGTTTACCTTTATGTGATAAGTTTTTAGTTAAAGCAATATATTGTAGCTTTTCATCTAATTTTTGAAGTATTTCAACATCAACAAAATTATATTGAATAAACTTTTGTATATCGGTTTCAAATAGTTGATCTAAATTTCCTTCATACTCAACTTTATTCATACCAACATATTTCTCTCCAATAGCATCTAGTTTCCAACTTGGTTCATCTTTCCAACTATATTTTTTATGTAAACGAATATAATCAAGTGATTCAACTCCTATAATATCAACAAACTGATTTCGTTTATAGAAAAATTTAGAGAATTTTTTAGATTCTACTTTACCTAAAGGTGATAAATGATCAGCAAATTCCTTACCTATTGTATTACACATTCTATAATATAAATAAGGTATGTCAAAATAATCTGAATTATAACCAATTAAAATATCGGGATCTATATCTCTAATTATTTCAATGAATTTAGCTAGTAATTGACTTTCAGTACTGCAAGGTATAATTTCTTTATTTCTAGCTTTAGTATGTTTAAGTTGATTCTTTTTATCAAGAATTAAAATATGCCAAGTATCTGGTGTTTTATCCCACCAAGCAATTGATGTAATAGGCATTGGGGCACTTTCAATATATTCTTCAGTTAATGCCCCTCCAATTTCACACTCAATATCAAAAAATACTTCTCTATGTCCTGTAGAAGGTACATCATTAATTCCATATCTTTCAACTAGGAATTTTTGATGAAGTTTCATATCATGAAAATGAAGACCAGGAGTATTTTTATCACTATAATTAGGGTTTTTTGAGAAATACCAATTATTTGTATGTTTTAAATATTCACCATTTAATCCAATATTTGTGTGTTCACCTTCCTTACATTCTTGATATGCTATATTTTCATAAGGAATAACTTGATGACCTTTATCTTCTTCCCAAAGATGCATTTCCCAAACATTATGTCCTAATTTTTTACCTTGATAACACTTTTTATACATTAAAAGAATTGTTTTAAATCTGGTCTAAAGTAATTAATTGATTTCATAACTTTTCTATCTCTTGTTCTATATACTACGAATCTTTTCTCCACTTGCTCATAATGACATGGCTCAGCTTGTTCTTTAGAGCGGAGGGTGACAGTTTCCATGGCTTCTTCTTCAGTGCTACAAGACTTCGACATATTACTTGCTTGTACTTCTTGATACGCTGGCCATATCTTATCTTTAAGACCGTGTAACATAGTACCGTTCCCAAGGGAAACGTAAGTAATATCACACAAAGCATCCAAAACTTCCACGATGTCTCCGTTTTCGCAAGCTTGTCTATATTCTTCCAATTCTTCAAGTATAAAGTCGTATACGAATTGCCATTCCTTTTTTTCTGGTATTGTTGGCTCATAATTATTTGGTTTTCCGAACGTACGATTAAAAGTTTCTACTTCCGATACAAACGGAACTTCATTAACCCATACAGGTAATTCTTCTTCTGAAAATAATTTTAATTGTTTGTTCATTTTATTTTATTTTATTTTGAAATTTCATAAATGATCCTTCTTTATCATTTGTTAATCCTCCTACGGTATGTAATTTACAATCTTCTTCGGGCCAAACCAAACTATTATCTTCATTTTCCGCAAACTCTGAAAATTCTTTGCTTTGTAGATAATCTTGCATTGGTTTTGAATCATATTTTTCCCAAGGATAAATTAACCACTCATCACTTTCATGTAAGTCTGCCCATAAATTAGGTTTAAAACAAGAAGTATGGGGTTTATAATGTAAAACAGCTGTATAAACACCAGGTGCTTTTTCTAAAGTAACTCCACTATCTGCTATGTCATCTATTACTAAAGTATTAGGTCCAACAGCCTTTACATAAGGTAAATCTAGTTTATGGGATATCATAACAGCAGGTATTAAACCTCCTCTTGCTATACCATGTACTGAATCTATTAAAGGTAATTCCATTGGGATTTTTCTACATAAATCATCTACTGATCTACTAACATCATCCCAACTTAATTTTAATTTATTTTCACCTATTTTTAACATAACTATATATTGTGACCTCCGTTATTAATTTTTAAACTATCAAAAAATTCTTTTCTAGCTAGGTTATCATTTTCTCTAAACACACCTGATGCTTTAGTGGTTACCATTGCAGCACCTTGGTGTTTAACACCTCTACAACTAACACAATTATGTGTTCCAACTATAGTAACAATAACTCCTTTATTTTCGTCTGTAATTTTATCTACAGCATTATGAATTGCTGATGTTAATTGTTCTTGTATTGCACCTCTTCTACCAAATAATTCTACAATTCTATTTAGTTTTGATAAACCAATTACTTGACCATTTTCTCCTGGTATATAACCTATATGAACCACACCTCCAATTGTTTGGTGGTGATGTGAACACATTGAAGTTAATGGTATATTACGTTCTATAACAATACCGTCATAACCATCTGAGGGGAATGAAGTAATAGGAGACATTGCAGTATATCTACCAGCCCATAAATCGTTTACATAAGCTTTAGCTACTCTACGAGGTGTTTCCATTGAATTGGGGTCATTTCTCCAATCACATTTTAATGCATCTAAAAACTTACCATAAGCCTTTTCTGCATTACTAATCATTTTTAATTTTTGTTTATCTGTAAAGGGAAATCCTTCTGCAACACCATTTGCATAACCTACTTTTACAACTTCTAGTTCTTCGTGAACTTTTCTACGTTTGTTCTCCATTTTCTATATAACTTTTTAATTTATCTATTAATACTAATACTTCATCTGGTTCCATTGTTATGGCACAGCATGTATGTACATTATCTGCTATTTCTTCTAATATTTCTAATGCCTCTTCTTTGTCCACTATACTTCACGTTGGTCTTCAAAAGCAATAATGTGGGGTCTCCATGTCATTCTATAGCCATTATCTCTAACCCAATCAAATAATACAGGATAAGATTTAAATAATGCTTCTCTACTATCTCCAGCAGGCATAAACCATACTTTTTCAGGCTTAACGTCTAATATAGAAATACATTCCATAATTTCAGCTAATGCTCCTTCATCTTTTCCATCCCATACAGGTTTAATATGATAATCTGAATGGTAAGCAATTGATTGTTTTATCGATTCATAATTAAGTCTAAGTTTATTATGTCTATCGATCATTCTTTGATCTGTAACAGCTCCTTGAGGCGTTGATACCCCAAGTACAGGTACACTATTGGAGAACTTAGGACTAATAGAAAGCAAATTAATAGGATAATCAGTTGGTAAGAAATGGCTTCCTTCAGTTTCAATAGTAATGAATATATTGTTTTCATGAGCAAAATGGGTTAATTCGTTTACTAAAGCGGGATGCATTGTAGGAGATCCTCCTGTTAACATCATTTCCTTTATATGAGGGTTATCCTCATATGCTTTAATAATATCTTTAAAATTAAAATGTCCTTTTTCTGGGTGGATGCTCGTATACCAACTATCACACCATCCTCCTTCTCCAAAATAACATCTGTGTGTACACCCTGTAGTTCTAATGACTACTGTAGGGTATCCTGCTCTTGATCCTTCTGATTGTACTGCTGTGTAAATTTCTACAATGGGTAAGTTTTTTTCGTAGTCTGTAACCCTTTTTAATTGCTTGTGCATATTGTTAATTTTTTTAAGTGGTTTTTCATTCACTGTTGTACTTTTATTCACTATAACTTGCTGCATTTTTCCCGTGTTCCATAAATTTCACTCTCGTTACTCTTACTCGATTATCGGTTTCAGCTTTAACAAAACTATTTAATTTAGTATAAATATATTCAGCAAATTTTTCTGCACCAGTAGCTGGGATTATTCTCACTTGGGCTACACCAGCAACTTCCATTTGTTGAAATGCTTTTACTTCAGGATCATCTTCAGCTATAATCATAGTATGATCAAACATATAATCCATCCATGCTTTTGGTTGTTTACCATCAATTAAAGTTTTAGCTCTTTTCATTCCACCAAAATCCCATACCCAATTTCTTTCATCTAATTCTCCTTCAAAATATACTTTAAATGAAATTCCATAACCATGTACAAATCTACAGTGAGTTGTTTCTGCTTTCCATTGACGGAATACTGTAGAAAAACCGTCAAATACTTTGCTTGATTGAAATTTACCCATTATACCAAATTTTAATTTTATCTAAAGGATTATTACCTACTAATCTACTAATTTCATTTCCATTAGCATCTACTTTTACTAAAGTAGGAACATTTCTAATTCCATATTTAGCTGATAATGTTGAATCATTATCTACATTAATTTTTTGGAAAGGTAACCCACTTTTATCCATTACAGGTCCTAACATTTTACATGGACCACACCAGGGTGCACTAAAATAATAAATTTTATTCATATTTAATTTTTAATTGTTATACTAATTCTTCTCCTATTCCAACTATTTCACTCAATATAAGTAAAGTAACTGCAATATCCAAGCTCCACCATAAAGCTCCATAACCTAAAATACGGATACCTGATTTAATGAAACTTATTTGTTGATGCTTTCTTGCATCTGGTAATTCTTGTTTTTTATTTCCCATTTTTTTTATAATCTATTATAAACCCAATTGCTACTAAGAGGTTTAAACCTAAACTAGCAATTATTTCATGAATGTCTTTATAAGTATTTATACTAAGGTGAACATGACCTACAACCCAAAAGGGGATTGCCATTTGTTGACTATACCATATTAAAGAAAATTCTATAAATTTTTTCACTGCCTCTCCTAAAATTAAATGGTACGATGTCTTCTCATTCCGTCCCACTGTACTTTCTTAGATTTACTTAACATACTAAATTTGCTAACTCTCTTATTAAGTTGGTCTCTTTCAGTATTCAATTGAGTATTACCGTTTGTTTGTTCTGATTTTTGCATTGCTAATAATTATTTAATTTATATATTACTATACATATTCAGCAAGAACTTGAACTACATGGGCTTTCGCTACTTCATAATCTACTGGACCAGTTTCGTCTTCATATTGTACAGGGTCTTTCCTACCCAACGCAATAAAAGCTTCAATTCGTTCAACAGATGAAGCAGATTTATAATCACTGTTCCCACTAGGAAAAGGCTTATAACTAGTATTAGTTCTAGAATAGACTTCATCGAATTCAATATTTAATTTGTTACATAATATTTCTCCATCTTGTAAAATACCAAATTTATCAGTATTTAAATAAGGAGTAAAATAACCTACTTTATCAGCATCCCAATTTCCCATTCTAAAAGCTGCATCATCTGCATCTCTAAATTCTTGTCTACAATCAGGATAAACTGCATGATCACCAGCATGAATTCCTAAAGCAATATCACAGACATCTTCTTTTTTATTTGCTACAGATAATGCTACTGCTTGAGTAATAGAAGCAAACATTTTATTTCTATTAGGAACAACTGTTTCTTTCATATTATCTTGTTCATAATGTCCTTCAGGTACATCATCTCCACCTTCTACTAATGCAGAATCTAGTAAATCTACTAATCCATCTAGTTTAATTTGACGATAATTTACTTTGTGACCTTTACTTGCAAGGTAATCAATTAATGATTGAGCTCTTTCTAGCTCTACTTTATGTTTTTGACCGTAATCAAAAGAGATACCTGTTACTGTATCGTATTCATTGATAGCTCTTAACAATAGGGTGCTGCTATCCATTCCACCACTTAAACTTACTACACAATGTGCCATAATTTACTTATTTAATATTTGCCAGGTATTTTGCGTATAGGCTAACGCTTGTTTAAATTTACATTTTATATATAATCGAACATACGAAAAAATAGTTGAGATTCCAACTCCCCCTAAAAGAAGTGTCCAAATATTTGGATGAAAGTGCTCTCCACAAAGTCCCAATGCGTGTTTTATTACTTCTGCCATAATTTAAAAATATTTTTTTATTTTTGATATTCCGTTAATTTCTCTAAATTTAGTTGTGTTGTGAATAATATTTAAATAATCAACTTTTTTAAAGTCAATATCAAAATAATCATTCATATTTGCTTTGGGTTTTTTATTTAAACCATAATCATCATAAAGTATATCTTCTAACCCAGCCATTACTGGATTTGAAGTATCTATTGATTCTATTCTAGGGTGTTTATCATACCAACTAAATTCTTGAGGTATTGAACAACCTAATAAATGATATTTAATATCTTTTAATTGTTTTAGATTTAATAAACCTTGTACAAATCGTACTCTACCTAATGCTTTTCCCATGTCTGGATTACTATGTGGAAAGAAATCATTATACCAAGTAGCACCGTATGATACACATAATTTATCATAACCTAACCCAACTAATAAATTAGCACATAAATAAGCTTGATTTTTATCTTCACCCTGAATTACAGCAATTTTCTTTGTTTCTTCTGGGAATTCAAATTGTTTCCAATATTTGGCTTGGGCTGCTGTTTGATGACAATTCATCCAAACATCAGGTACCATAAATTCATTAGGTTTTAATTCATTTACCCAATATCTTAATCTGTTAAAATCATATGCTTCACCCAACTCATGAAGTGAATTATCCATTATAACATATCTCCCTTTATCTCTAGCATTTATAAAATATTGTTTATATTCTTCATCTTGATCTAACAAGTGGGGTAAACAATAATCATAATCATTAAATTCAGTTGATGCTGTTAATAAACAGCGAGGTACTTCATGGCTTACTTTCATATACTTAATTTTTTAGGTCGCCCTTTACGCTTTAATGGATATGGCATATGGACTATTTTATACTTTTCTTCAATAATATAATAAAGATCTATCAGAGAACCACTGCATTTTAACATTTCTTCTTCAACTTGTTCTCTATCACATCTAAAGTATTTTGTAAATTCAGTTATTAATGAACGTAGTCTTTCAGCTTCATCCTTTTCAAAGTCCTCCATCAAACGTTTTCTTCGAGCTAATTGAACAGATGATTTTTCTAAAAATTTTCCATAATCTCTACCACATTCTTCAAAAACATCATTCAATTGGTATTCAACTAAATATTGTTGGGCTTTATAACATGAATAATCAAAATCACCATTGAATATACGATCACGGAGTGGTTTCCTATTATCAAGTGGTTTGTTTTTTGGTTGATACATACGCCACCACCTAAATTGGTTATAGTTTATTTTCTGATATTGGGATAATTGTTTTTCTACCTGTTTTCTAGAAATGGGTACATCGTACATATAACTTTTATTTGCCTAAATATACGACCTTTATTTGGGGAAGCCAAATATTAATATGTTTTTGTTTGATCGTCTTCGGAAAGAAAAATATTTAATTTTTTTATTCTATCCTGAATTTTATTTCTTCTCCACCCTGAAATATCACCTTGGAGTTGGAGATTTAATTTTTTAAGTTCTTCTTTTGCACCTAATTGGTCATAATGTTCTCCACTATTACCATTTTGTCCTACAAACTTCATTCTTTCTTCAGCTGCTTCCCATTCTTTTATTTTTTGTACATTATCTATATAATCTACAAATTCATCTGAAGTATTAAATTCTTCGGCATCTTTAACTTCAATATCTTCTATTTCTTCTCCATATAGATTTTTTCTATATTTCTTTTTTGGGTAAGCCTTATCAAAAGCAAAATTTGCTGCTACTACTAAAGCAATAGCCAAAGGATCAAATACAAATATAATAATAAGTAATAACCAATTTATAATTTTATCCATAGGAGTACCTGTCAAACCCGATAGATACTGCAGTGGTCCTAATTCTCCAGCTACTTCGTTATTATTATCAAGTTCCAGTATTTGAAATTGAAATTTTTGTAATGAATCAGATGCTACTGTTCTTTTTTCTTGCGCCAATTTACGATTCTCCTCCTCAATATTAATTCTATTCTGCGCCATTCTAAGCTCAGTAGTAGAGATTGTTGATCTAACGCCCCCAACCACCGAGGTGTCTCGTACTTGGATGGACGAAGCTTTTGCATTAGATAAAGTACTAATATTACTAGATATTCTTTCAATTTCTGTATCATATCTGTTTACATCGTTTTGATAAAAGTCAGCTTTCTTTTGAATAAAACTTTTTTGGTTTTCTATTGTTGATAATTTAGAATATGTTTCTTGGTAAGCTGCACTTAAAAAACCATAAATACCCATACTAGTAATTAATACCAATATTATAGTAGCTATAGATAAATAAGTTCTTAATACTTTATTAATTGAATCCCAATATTGGTATAAAAGTGAAGCAGTTACTAATTTAGCAAATTCTAGTGAACCCGCCATTATAATAACTTCAAAAGATGCACCTGCAAAAAGTTTGCTAAGGCCACTAACTGAGTAGAAAGCAGCCGAAGCTGAAACTGACAGGGCAGAAAACCCAATTAGGAATGGAAACATTCCTTTTTTTATTTTACCTAGCACCCCCATAATATTCTGTTGCGTGTCCTTCTTTAATTAATGTTTTATTAATATCAATATTATCTATTAATATAGTACCTAAACATCTACCATATTTTCCTACACCATGAGATTGAAGAATAAAATTACCATCTCCTAATAATTCAATTAGTCTTGCTTTAGCAGCTAAACCTAATTTTTTTTCTTCTAAATCTCTAGTTCTTGATTCTGGGGCATTCATCCCCATCATTCTAATTCTTACTTTTTTCCAAGTGTCAAATCCTAAATCTACTAAAGCATCAACGGTATCACCGTCAACAACCCTATCTAATTTTGCGTTGTATTTATACATAATTATAAATATAGTAAGAAGATGGCTAAAAGCCAAGGAATTATACTATGTCTTTAGATTCAAGCAAAGTATATGTAAAAGAATTACCCCAATGTTCTCTAGCTATTTGACAAATATCTAAAAATTCATGCCAATCATCATTATGAGCTATAACTTGACACCCAGCTGACCATTTATCTACTCGAGTTGATTTTCCTCCTGATCTGCTAGTTGCTCTGTGGATATTAATTCCAAATATACCTTCTTGTACATTTTCTTCTAACAAATCATATTTACCATCTCTGTTGTTGTCACGGTATACTTTAACTGGTTCTTTTTGTCCTAAAGCTAGATACTTACCTTGATGTAACCTTAATTTATGTGATCTTCTATATTGGCCTGGTTTTAATATTGCAACACCATCTTTTCTTATTATGTTTTCTACCCAATGAGTACCAGGATCTGTAGTACATTTATAACAATGAAATTTCCATTCACCTTCTACTTTATAAGATAAAGTCATGCAATCATCAAATGCATTTGTTACTCTATTTTTAGTTTCTGAGTTTCTAACGCCTATAATGTTAACATCATAATCGCCTCCAGTAAAGTATTTATAACCTTTACTAGCCATTGTTTCTTCAATTTGTTCTCTAGTGTAACAACTCATAATTTATTTATTTTCTATTACCAAATATACTCCCTAATTCTGCTATACCAAAACTACCTAAGGTAATAAACAAAAAAGAATCATAAATAAATTCATTAATTACTAAATCTTTACCAAAGTATCCAGTTACTAGATCTGCTATTGCAAATATAGTCATAATAGCAAATGAAGCAAAACCAACTACGGTTTTTTCATTTATATCATTTTTGTCATTAAAAATGTCTTTGAAAGCCATCCATTTTTGATTTAATTTTTTAAACATAAAAATAACTTTTTGTGGAACGTTTGATGATAAATATTAAAATCTGTTGGAATTTTGCGCTTCTTCGATAGCTTCATTTACTTCTTCTACGCTTACAGGAAATTCTAAGTCTAATCCTGCTTTAAATTTAATTAAATTATCTCGAGTTATTATAAACATGGTTGGGGCCATTCTAACTCTATATTTTTTCTTAGCATTGGGTGCTTTTGCAATATCTACTCTATAGTAATCAACATTATTATTATCTGCTAATTCTTTCCAATTGGCATAACAATTTACTTCATTAAATTTAGCCCAATATTCAACTACTATTACTTTATTATCATCATCTCCAAAAGCTGAGTTACCATTTATAACTTCTTCATAATTTGAATCATCTAACCAATACTTTTCTGGAACTTCCTGCTGTCCAAAAAGGAGAGTAGGTATTGCTACTAGTACTAATAATAGTTTTTTCATTTTAGTTATTTTTTAGACATCTCGTACATACGTTCTTCTAGCTTATCGAATTTTTCTAAAAGCATCTCAACGTCTTCTTGAGTGTCCATTATTGTTTGTCGAATTAACTCATCCTTTAAGTCATATTCAACCCTTTCAATAACTGGTTCTGGTAGTTCCATTGCTCGTGCAATGTCTGCTTTTAGAACGAAGTACATGCTGCTTAATGAAACTGCAAATCCTACTATCATTCCTATTGTTTTTAAGTCTAAAGTTACTTTAGTACCTTCTCCTATTTCTTTTGCCATTTTTATTTAAATGTATAGTTTAATCCAAAAGTTGTTTGATATAACTTGCTATCCCACATTTTTGAGTATTCTCCTTCTATAAAAATACCTAAATTTTTTCCTATTTTTGTTCCTAAGCTAATTCCTGCAGAATAGTCATCCCATTGTTCTAATTCATTGTCTAATATTAATCCACCTTTACCCCAATTATTTCTATTTAAATAACTAAATTCTTCTTCACCAGCAATATATTTGTGAGCTGGAAGAATGTAGTTGGCATAAGCATGTAACCAAAAATCTTTATCATAATGATAAAAATCCATTCCTACTATAGGTGCTACTTCAATCCATGGATCTAACATATCCCAAGCTTCACCATTAAAACGGTTAATTAATCCAGGCATTACATCTTCTCTAAAACTTAAATCAGAGTGTGCTACTTGAACTCCATTTTCATCAACCCAACACCAATCTTGGGTTACATTACCATTTTCATCTGTTGATGTATAAAATATATCATCATACCCATATTCAAATCCTAAGGCATACCATTGGTTAGCTGGGAATTCATTTCCAAATTCATCCATCACTGTTTCATTTAACCAAATTTCAAAAGGATTGTATCCATAAGCTCTTTCATGACCTCTAGCTATAACCCCTGCTGAAACACTAAACTTTTTACCTATTGGTAATCTTCCTCTAACTTCTGCTGATTTGTAATTTAAATTAATTTTACCTACTTCTCTTGATTGTATTTTTACAATATGATATTTACCTGTATGTTTTAAGAAATAATTAAAGTTAGTAAAATCTTCACCTCTCCATCTTTCTTTTTCATAATGGAATTGGTATTCTAAACCTTGTACTGCAGATGTTGGAGCTCCAAACACTAATTGTTCTTCTGTACCATCATAAAAGTTTTTTGGTTTTCTTTCGTAATCGAATCTGGCTAATTTTCTAATCCCAAATCCATATCTATAGTCATAAGGAAAACTCGGAGTATTATCTACTACATCTGGAATAGAGTAAATACTACCATCTGGGTTAGTTCTTAAAAAATAAGTAGGCTCTGCGGCCTCTATTGAATTTGATATATCTCCAGCACCATATACAGTACCATATTTTAAGAAATCTTTATATATAGACTTGAATAGACCAGATTTTTTTTCTTGGGCTAAAGTTGTATTGGTTAATAAAAGTGCTAATAATAATAATAATAGCTTTTTCATATAGTTTGTTTTAAAATATTTATTTATGTAGATAACTATATTTATTTGTATAACTATATTTGCTTATAAATATTAAAAAAAGGGATGCTATCGCACCCCTTTTTAATTTTCTTTGTAATCTTTATATTACTTTTTAAGAATATGAATTAATACAAATACACCTACTAGTCCTAGTAAGCCTTCTGCATTAAGATTACCTAATATTCCCATAATGTTATCTACTACAGATACATTGTTCCAAAAAGGAATACCTACTCCGCCAAATAATACTTCAAGTACTATTCCGAGTGCAATTACTGAAATACCTATTTCAGTTAGTTTATTGGCCCAAGAGCCAATCTTAGTTAAAATTTCCATAAAATATTTGATTTTAGTTAAACAAAATGTAACTAACAACTATAAAGAATAACATTCATACATATGGTTATCCATCACAAGACACACAATCTGCCATTCTTGAACCAAGATCACCCTTTATAACACTATCAGTTCTTAAATAATATAATGTTTTTATCCCAAGCTTCCATGCTTCCATATGCACTTGATTTATCCATTTTGGTGAATCATTGGGATCAAATGATAAATTTAAAGATTGTGTTTGATCAACATATCTTTGTCTTATTGCAGCTTGACGTATAAGTTCTAATTGATTTATTTCAGAAAATGTTAAAAATAATTCTTTTTCATCAGGAGTTAATATACTATCTGGTAAATTTTGGGCGGATCCTCCATCTGCTAACATTTGATCCCACCATTTATTTTTATCTTCACCTTTTTCAATTAATAAAGACTGTAATACTTTATTTTTTCTAATAAAAGTACCTTTAGCTCCATTAAAAGTATAAACATTAGCAGGTAAAGGTTCAATTCCAGCAGAAATACCACCAGTAATTACTGAATTTGATACTGTTGGGGCAATAGCTAGTAAATGGGTATTTCTCATACCTGTTCCTCTACACCATAAAGGTTCTCCATATTCTGCTGCTAAAGCCATTGATGCTTTTTCTGCTTTTGATCTAATACCTGAAAATATATTATGAGTATGAGCTGTAGAGGCTATAGAATTAAATGGTAATCCTTTTTGTTGTAAAAATGTATGCCACCCCATTACACCTAAACCTAATGCTCTACCCTTAAAAGCATGTTTATGGGTTCTTTTTAATGATTCTCTCCCAGAAGATTTATTTATAAATTCTTCCATTACTCCATCTAAAAACCAAGTTGCTAATTCAACTGCATCAGTATCTTTCCATTCTTCATATTTTGCTAAATTCATAGAAGATAAACAACAAATAAAACTATGTTCCTCATCTGTAAATAAGGTAATTTCAGAGCATATATTTGTCATTGTTACATCCAAATTGTTTAACCTATAAGCTATTGGATTATCTTTATTAACATTATCCTTATACATTATATAAGGTTCACCAGTTTCCATTCTTGATTTTAGTATGGTAGCCCAAGTATTTAATGCTTCGGAGTCTCTTGCTTCTAACTTACGCATAAAAAAATCATCAACAACTACACACTGATGTAAGTTTAAACATTGTCTATTAGGATCACCCTTCGGTCTACGAATTTGTAAAAACTCGTCTATATCTCCATGGTTAATATCTAAATTAACAGAAGCTGCTCCTCTACGTACATTTCCTTGATTTGTAGCAATAATTGCTGAATCGTAAATTTTAGCCCAAGGTACTACACCTTCACTTTTACCATTTCCAGAGATACTAGTACCACGTTTTCTAATACGAGATAACGAAATACCTACTCCCCCACCAGATGCTGTTAATTTCATTAGTTCAGCATTAGTTAAACCAATTCCACGTATAGAATCAGGTGTATCAATACCAAAACAAGAAATAGGTAAACCTCTATCAGTACCCATATTTGATAATACAGGTGAAGCTAATCCTACCCAACCATTCCAAAATAATTTAAAAAATTTATTTGCTAATTCTGGTTTTTTAAGTCTATTAGCTGAAGCGTTTGCTACTCTTCTATATGCTGTTTTAACTGTCTCCCCAGGGAGTAAATATCCTTTTGATACTGTTGCTAAAGAAATTTCATCCATCCATTCGGGGTATTGCTTTCCAGCTTCCCAATTACTATAATCTACTTGTAGTGCGTTGTTTTCCATATTTTAAAATAATGCTCCTGCGTCCCAATTTTGAACACCTTTACTATAATTTGTTACTCTATTTGCAAAGAAATCTGTATGTTGTTTTCCAGCTGATAAGCTATCAAACCATTTCATTCTTTGCACTGCATCTTGGTCTATACCATTTACTATAGATTCATAACCTAAATCACTCATTTTAGTATTTACTCTATGTTTAATAAAAGATACTAAATCATATTTAGGACATCCTTTTAAATCACCCATTTCATATACTTTATCTATAAAATCTAATTCTAGTTTTAGGGATAATTTAGCTGCTTCTTCAATATCAGCTTTTAATTCTGGGGTATCAAATTCTGGATGTTCTTTTAATAATGTTCTAAATAACCAACATCCTGCTTCTGAATGTAGTGATTCATCTCTAATGCTCCATTCTACTATTTGTCCTACACCTTTTAGTTTATTATCTAATTTAAATGATAATAAAACAGCAAATGAAGAAAATAAATTAACTCCTTCTGTAAACGCAGAAAAAATTGCTAATGATTTAGCTCTTTCATGCCAATTAGGAGTACCATCGTGAGAATCTCTTACAGTAGTTAATGCTTCAATTTTAGCCATTGTTGCTTCATCTTCTAAAAATTCACTAAAGTTATCTAATCCTAATTCCTCGTTTAACAAAGAATAGGCTTCAGCGTGAATTGTTTCAAACGCTGCAAATGTAACAGCCATTTTAATTACTTCAGGTTTTCTAAACCATTTTGTAACTAAAGTTGACCAATAATCATTTACTACAGTTTCTGTTTGAGCAAACCCCTTTAAAATGGTACCAATTATATTTTTTTCGTTTTCTGTTAGATTTTGTTTCCAATCATTAACATCACTCATCATTGGGACTTCTGTATGTAACCAATGTGCTTGTTGTTGTTTTAACCAATATTCAGATGCTTGTGGGTATTCAAAAGGTTTATAAACTATCCTTTCTTGTAGTAATGATGTTTTTGCCATTTTTATTTATTTAAGAGTTTAATTCAAAAAATTTCTTTCGTAACAATTGTTTATCAAAAGTGTCTACATCAGTATCAAACTTATTAGACTTTAAAGAAGGTTCAAAATTTTCAGATTCTTCACCTTCAACATATTCATCTTTAACAATAAAATGCCCAGTAGAAGTATCAGCTTCTAATCCAAAAGTAATTCCATCCATACCATATCGGTTTTTCATTAAATGAAATCTTCCTGTATTATTAACTTTGTCTTCTTTTTTACGAGATAAAGACATACAAAAATCAGTTATCATAATTTTATCATATGATCCTGCTGCTTTATCTCCCTGGATAACTTTATCCTGAGCACCTGCACGGTTAACTTGAGAAACTGACCAAATAGGTATATTAAGTTGTCTAGCTAATCCCTTAGTACTTGTATAAATATCATCAATTTCATCCTTACGCTCACGATTTGTTTTTCTTGATGAAAGTAAATCTACATAGTCAATAATTACCAGATCTGGTTTAACTCCCATGCTTGTGCTTTTCGCAATATGTGATTCAATTGTTGAGACAGATGCCCTCCCTGTTGGGTATTCTTTAATAATAAGCTGACCTGGCAATTGAGGTATTATATCTTCGATTTTATCTCTATGTGAATCTACTTTATTAACTGGTATTTTAGTAAAGAAAGCATCATATCTTTTTCCAACATATTCTTCACCTAACTCTAAAGTATAATGAAGTACATTATACCCTAATCTAACTGCATGTCCTCCTATAGCTACTAATGACCAAGATTTACCACCTCCTGGATTACCAAATATAAGGCCAAAATCTCCATTTCCAAGTCCACCTTGTAATAATTGGTTAATTTTAGGCCAAGGGGTAGGAACAGTTTCTCTTGAATTTTCTCTATAACGTTCTTCAATATCTTTAACATATTCATGTCCTATATTTTTATCTTGACCTGCTTTTAAAGCATTATCTATTAAATAACGAATACCATCAAAATCTCCTCCTTTAAGTAAATCTACAGAGGACATTAATGCTTTTTTTAGTTGTTGGTTTTTACAAAAATTTGTAAATTCTTCTTGTACATATTCTAAATCATCATCTGAAGTTACATATGCTAATTTAAGTTGTTCTTTAATAGATAATTGTAAAACTTCATTATCTACTTTTAATAATTCTACTTTTAAAATATCTAATGAGGGGGTAGTATGGTATTTGTCATAATACCTTAAAACTTCCTTAATAGCCCATTTTTGAGCGGGATTTTCAAAATATTCATCAGAAATAATATCATGTATATTAACTAAAAACTCCTTATGAGTTAATAAAGATGATAAAACCTTTATTTGAAATTCGTGTCCGTACTGGTTTATACTGTTTAGTGTCAATCTTTATAACCTTTAAATTGTGAAAATATATCTTTTAACCATGTTTCTAAATTTCTAATCATTCCACCTAGTTTATCTTCATTATAAAATTGGATAAACATTTCAGGGTTATGTTCAGGAAAATCTTCTACTATTAAATTATCTATATGTTTTTTTCCTTTATCATCTATCATTGGAACACTTAAATCCATAACTTTATAATTAGTTTCAATTCGAGCTTTATCCTGAATTATGCGTGAATATACAACGTGTTCTTTGAATTTCCTAGCAGATATATCAAAAATGTCATCTAATGTTAAATGTTTTGTCTTTAACTCAGGGAATTTTTTAAATATACCTTTAGCACCTAACCCCTTAATCCCTTGAATATTATCCGAATTATCTCCTAATAATGTTTTATGTAAAATAAAATTTGAAGGTAATAAACCGATTTTTTCTTCTATAACTTTGGGGGTATAATATTCTTTTTCCATTGGTCTATAAACAATAATTTTGTCAGTTACCAATTGTAAAAAGTCCTTATCACTAGATACTATAAAACAAGTTGAATTATGTTTTTCTACTAGTTTTTCAGCTAACACGGCTATAATATCATCAGCTTCGACTTTATCGAGTATGGTGGTTTTAACAGGTAATAGCTTTAAATATTGGATTATACGCACTATTTGGTCAATTTTTGAGTCATGTTCTTCCTCAATATTATCAAATGCTTCCCAATTAGTAATTCGCTGTAAATTTCTTGTTCCTTTGTATTCGGAGAGCAAGTTCTTACGGTTTACCGTTGAACCTGCTCCGTCGAATACTACATAAACAGATGTAGGATTTGTTTGTCTAATCATTGCACCCAAAGAGCGGAAAAATCCACCTAACCCCCCAATATGAACACCATCGGGATTAACCATATTCATCATAGCAAAATTTCTAAAAAATAAATTTAAGCCATCTAAAATTAATACCCTATCGTGTTTTTTTGGGATAGATTCTTCCTGGTCTTCCTGAACAGCGTCCAGCAAGTTAAATAATTCTTTGCGTTTCATGTTCTTGTTTATAAGTCTTGTACGTCGTAAAGTACAGGTGTTGTATCTTCTTGGTCTTCTACAATCTTAAATTGTCCTCCCCCTAAGATTTTTGACCATTCATCAGCATGAGATTTTTTATACTCATTTTTATCTTTGTCTGTATCTTGGATAAAACCATGGTTTGTCATAACAATTTTACCTCTTGATTGCATACCATTAACATGGTTTTTATCAATTTGTAAATTTGTTCTTTTACCCCATTCTACCTGCATACCACCTTTGATTGCTTTAATTTTAGATGTACCAGCATTTGAAATATTACCAAATGTAACTACAAATGTAGCATCATACCACATTGCCATTCCACCTTTATTCATCATTTTTGGCTGACCCATAGGGGATTCAGCTTTTGCTGTCCAAACTTTATTAACTGCAATTAATGTATTAGTATATGGTGATGATTCTTTACGAGACATTACAATACTCTGATTAACTGTATTACCAAATTGAGTTGACATTGCTCCTGCATTCCATTCATTGTTGTTTTTCAGTTTTTCAACTGACATTGCACAAGGGATAGATCCAATTGAATCCCAGAAAAATGCTAAGTCATAAGGTAAATTACCTTTTTTCTGTTCATTCTGTAAATCCATAATAAATGCTGCTACATCTTCAATAGTATGTAAAGTTTCTCTATCTACATAAATAAAATTACCTTCGTAATCTACAACATCACCTTCATCATCTTTAATTAAATTAACTTCTAAACCCATTTGGGCTGCATGTTCCCAATTCCATTTCATTTCAGTAATAATAAATACAGGAAGTATTCCCATATTTTGAGCTGATACTGCTGCTTCTAATAACGCAGTAGTTTTACCGGTGTCAGAGTGTCCTCTAAGTAAAGAAATATGCCCCATTGGTATGCCAGGTACCCCAGCAACCTTTTGAAAAGCAGGGGATAGTGGTATCCACTGTTGGTCCTTAAATTTGACATTTTTATTTAAACCTTTAGACGATTTAAATTTATTTAAATCAAATTTGCTCTTAATCTCGGCAGACACTGCTGCCGAGAGAGACTTTGCTATCTTTTTTGCCATATTTAGAAAGGAAGATCATCACCATTATTACTAGATTTATCATCAAATAATGAATCAAATTTATCTCCTTTACTTTGTTTAGCTTTTGAAGTATCTAAACTAAAGTTTGTTTGAGATTTTGATGCAACCGGAGCTGGAGCTATTTCTTCTAAATCATCTTCTTCTGGGGATAACCATTTTTCTAGTGCTACTTTCATTTCGTCAAATGAATAACGTTTAAATAAATCCCCTTTAGGATTTGGTTGCTCGTTTGTCCATTTTTCTACTAATGAAGCATCTTCACTAAGTGGGGATGTTTTTAATCTTACTCTAACTGATGATTTATTATAAGGAGTACCAGTTGCTTCTGGTCCTACTGTTTCTACTGTAAGGTCTCTACCATTTACAATATCAGTATAATCTCCAATTTCATCATCAACTGCAAGAGCTAATAATTCTTCATATACTAGTTTTCCAAATTGCCATAATCTAACACCTTTATCTTCTTCTCCACGTACTACAACGGGAACAAAAATCCTGTTTTTAGGGTCTAATTTCTTAGCTAGAACATAATTTTCTTTATTGTATTCTCCTTCACGTAATTTTCCTGCAAATAAAGCAATCGGGTCTTTTTCTCCAAAATTTGTTGGTGAAATCATAACCTTATTTGTAATACCATAATAGAACTTAAGTTCTGAAAATGGGTTTGAAGCATCATACGCTGATGGTACAATTCTAATCTGTTGTTTACCTATTGTAGGTTTCCAATAAATTAATGAGTAATCGGTCTTTTGGCCACCCTGTGGTTTTGATTGGAGGGTATCCAATTTCTGTTTAAGTTTTGATAAATCCATAAATGTAACTAATTTTAATTATAACTGTTTATATGTAACTGAATATACGAACTATAATTTGGGGAGCCAAACTATACTTCTATTATTTTGTATATTTTTGTATTCAATTGATTAAGTTCATTGTGTTGTGTAAGTAAAACACAATTTCTATAATGTTGCCAATCTACTTTATACTTGGTATCAACTACTCCTCCATTAAGTTTTTTTATTAACTCATTTAAAGCATTAATAGTATATAAAGTATTTGATTCTTTTTTCCTGTGTACTAGGATTGTGTTTTCTGGGATAGATCCTATATTTGCTTGGTCAACATTATAGGTGACAACATATTCATCTTTTCCTATAATTTCTAAAACAAATAATTTGTTATAGATGATACTATATTTTGATTTAATATCTTCTATTAATGTATCTAGCCCTTCTAAATCCGTAAAGGTACAAAATAATTTATTATTCAAGTCGCCTATTTTTTTAATGTCTGTTATAACGTCGTATTTCGCGTTATACGTATTAGGCAGTTTCTCCAAAGTTGTAATCATAACCTTTTATTTCTTTTATATTTAGTTTATATTTTTTGAAAATATCTCTAATTTCATTTAATAATTTATCTTCTCCTTCTTTAAAATCAAATAAAAACGAATCATAAGTATATAATACCAGCTTCGTTTTATATTTCCTCAATATACAAAACATATCCCACAATATCAAAACATTTTGTGAAGTTTCCATATTTTGCAACATATAATTAAACAACTTTTGAGGTTTCATTTCACCCAATCCTTCCTTCGTATATACAAAACCCGAAATTGGACATTCTATAAACCCATTTTTATTAAATTCATTCCAGATTTTTTTTACATATAAATCAATTTTATTAAAAAATTCCAGATGTTTATATTGTTTAAATACTCCTCCGTATAACTGTTTAAACGTTAATTCCTTTGATTCTTTATAACTTACTCCGTAGAGTGATTGTAGATGCTTGTGAATATCACTAGTGGCAAAACTATAATCGATGAGACGACAAGACAAACTAGGATGGAAAGCACTAATATCAATTTCAATAAACCAATCATTAGAAGGTATAAAAGATTTCCTACATCCGTTTTCTTTATTAAGTGCTGCATAATTTACATTGTTAAATTTATTTGAAGGTCTTGTTGTTGTTGTTTTTAAGTTGAACTGAGTGTAGACGGATTTACCATCAACGGGATGGAAATATTCTTCGAAGGTTTCATTATGTATTTGTATTCCACTTCTCTCGATTGCGTTGAATACCACTGAGGTTTTATTGTTAAAGAAGTCATCATATTTTGTTTTTTGTCTGTTAATATTCGCTTTTAGATCTCTAAAAATCGTTTCACATATTTCATAATGTTTAACAATCGGTATAATTAAATTTAATTCCGGATTATCCTTATGTTGTCTATAATATAAATCATGTGTAGGTGTTGTAGGTCGTATATACGTAGTAGGTGGTGTATTTATGTCATAAAGAGCTTTTAATGGAAAATAATGTAATATTTCTTTCTTATCACGACAATATAATATTTCAAATTTGTTTAAAATATCGTTTATACGCGCATTTAACGCATTTAAAGCTTCACTATGTGTAATACATACCATAAAGCCTTTGCTTGCTTTAATCGGTCTAATATACACTAAACTTACATTATTTTGTGCGGGGTGTATAGTATCATTATAAGGTATTACCTCAATGAAAGCCTTTTTATAACCACTATTTATTAAAACATTTAACTGTTCCTCGTTTTCTACAAGCCAGTACATATAACCTATTTATTTCCGTAACGTTAATAACCCTTTGTGCTATATCCAAGGGATTCTTTATTTTTATTTTCTGTTTCTTGATTTTTATTTTCTTTAGCTTTTGCTTCTAGTTTATCTTTAGGATTACAAAATTGGTCAAATTTACCTTTAAAATATTGGGAAAATGAATGAATTTTTAAATTATTTTGAATTGCTAATACAATATTTCTATTGGTATTATACACTTCATTTTTCTTTCCTGTGATTTGCCAAAATAAATTAAATGTTTGATACAATCTAAATTGAGTAGATGGAGCTTGGTTTTGAAAGAGTTTGTATTGATCAACATCAATTTCGATTATTGTATGATCATTAACCTTACTTGCAAAAAACCTTAAAATTTCTCCATTTTGATAGTCTTTTTCTGTAGGGGTTGGATAGCATTGTTTAGGAGGTACAGGGGCATTTTCTAAAAATTCTAATTTAGTTGAATTTAAATATGCAGCATCCAATGAATAATGATTTGCTTCTCTATCCCAAGCTCCACCTTCATCATCAGCATCTAGTTTTTCATCACCATACCCATTATTAATTAAAACTAATTCCCTAGTAGGTGTGTCATCTGGTGTTTTTCCTGTGTATGTTTTTCCTGTTGATGTTGTAAAATAATATCCTACATATTCTATACCTGAATTAAGATATTGAAATTCATCACCGTTGGTAATTTGGTTTGTCTTTATTTGGGATTTAGGAAAATACATATATTATTTTTTTAAAAATCGACTGTTGCACCTCTAAAAGAGTCTCTATTAAACATTCCCTCCCAAGCCTCTTCTAAATCACTATCAAAATTATTTGGGCTAGTATACCCCGGTGGAGATTTTGCTACTCCTTTGCCTGAAACTCTAAGTGTGGGGTTGGTTCCTATATTAATAAGTGCATATTTTTTTCTTTTCCAACTATTATTTAATTGATCTTTAAATAATTTTAAAGCTTGGTCATCAGGTACCATTTTAATTAATTTTTTTAATTCATTAGCTGAATACCAAAATCTATTTACTTCGGATCCTGCTACGTTTTTATCTCCTAGGGATTTTGGTTGGAAAACACCACCAAATTCTGCTGAAAGGCCTCTAGCTTCTGTATATACACTATCTATTATATCTAACATTAAATTTCTGTAAGATTGAGCTTCACTTACAGCAGCAGCTTCTGTTTGGGCTGCTGTTCCACTACCCCCAGTTGTTGTAATATTAGCTACCTGATAGTCAAAATTTCCATCTTGACCATAAAATTTTCCATTAGGTAATGGTTTTGAAGGACCTAATTCGGTACCCATTCTTTTTAATAAAGATAATAGTTCTTTTTGTGGGAATACGTCTGTCTTTCCTGTGGTAGTATTATGGGTTATTACCATACTTTTATTTTTTAAACCTATAAACTTTTTACTCTTAGGATCTCCATTATATATTGGTTTTTTAGGAAAGAGAAGATTATAATTGTAGGTAAAATCTATTTGAGGGTGTCTAGATTTTATTCCTCTAAGTACTCTTTCTAATGCTTGTAGTTGTTCAGGGGAATATTTTTGGAAATAATCATAACCCCTCCAACTAATTATGTTTCCATTTTCATCTACAGGTTGGGAAAATAAAGTATCTAAATTAACATCTTCTACATTTGTTAAAGAACTTACAACTCTGCCTTTAGCATTTTTCTTATTTATTGTTGTATATTTTGTTGTACCTGTTTTTTTATCATATGAAGATCTTTCGTAATATATATTCCCATTTTTGTCCTTTTTTCTTTTCATATACCCTAAAGCTTGTAGCTCAATACCGATAGTATATTTATCTTGAGTACCAATACTAGCATGGTACGACCAAAATGCTTCATTAAAACATAATTCTACATGGCCATCTTGAGTAATAATATATTGAGTAGCAATAGGATAATTTACTTTTTCTGCTTTGGTTTGCCATCCACCACTTGTACCTTTTCCTTTATCTCCTTTAGACCAACCAGCTGTATGGTGGATTACTACAGCAGTTTTCTTTGTAACTGTGTCAAAGAAATAACGTTTTAATCCTGGTCTTTTATCAATATCACCTATATAATTCAGATATTGATTTTTACTTCCAGCAATTATTTTTGGTTGTTTAGTTTTTTTATTTATAGTAATAGTTGGAAAACCTGAAGGGGATGTTACATCTATACTTGTTGGGTTAGATATATCAAATGTAGTTCCATCTGGTGGTACAAATGTTCCTCCAGTTCCTAGGTTTTGGTTTGGTGGAAGTGGATGTGAAGGTAATGATGCTTCTAATGCTTGTAATTGGTCTAGTGTTAGTTGATCTGCTAATCTAATATTAGGGTTAGCTTCAGTTATAGGTACAGAAATAGTTTTTAAAGTAGTAGTCCACCCATTTGATGAAACTTTATGGTCATGAGCCGTAATTAAAAATTTCATTGCTTTAGGATACTGTTGAGGGAGGAATTGTTGGTTTATAAATAAAGAATTATACAATTTAAACCCAGTCATCCCATCTATATCTAATTTAAATTCTAAAGGAATAAATCCTATAGTATTAGAAGCCGCATTTGTTTCACTAGCAATTTCTATATTTTTTATGTTTTGGGCTTCTTTAAATAATTTTTGACCCCTACTGTAAAAATCATTTTCTTCAAAATTAAAATATTTAGTATTTTCATATTGAACAAAATAAGAGCTTTGACCTTCTCCTTCGCATGTTGCTTTATCTATTTTTACTGAACCAGCTCCACCACCTGCTCCTGAAATCATTGAAGTAGATTGATTTAATTGATCAATATCGTCATCTCCAGTTGAACCTGTTAATGCAATATTAACTGATGTGTTATTTGGTTTTTTAGCTGTACCACCAAATGCTTGTACTAACCACCCTTCATAACTATTTTTAACTGCTTCTAAAGAAGCCTTTATATCTGCTTGGGTTTGGGTTACTTTTGCTTGTTCTTCTTTTAAATAAGTACTAGCATCTTGTATAAAACTTTGATAACCTGCAGAATTATCTGGGTAGTTTTCAGCTGGGAAAAACTTATAGGCTGTTTTACCATTTTCATTTATTGGGAGGGTGTATCCTATAAATGTATCCTCATAATTATTAATTATACCTAATGTAGTTCCAGTTTTTTTCCTTAGAACATTTCTTCCTGTTCTGTCTGAGGAAATACTTCCTCCAGTTATATCTACTTTACCACTTGCTTCAAGATATTTTGCTCTTTGGTATGAATTTTTTGATTGAATTAAACGTTCAATAGATTTAGTATCTTCTTTTATTTCACCTATTATATCAACCGTTGAAGAATTAACTGCTATAGATGGTGTATATTCAGCTTCTTCAATTTCTTCATTAAATCTATCTTTAAGTCCTTCATTCCATTTACTAAATAAAGAAGAATCATAATTTTTAGTACCACTAGCAGCAGCTCCTACCGTAATCATAGTAGCTAATTCAGGGCCTATTTTTGTAGAAAAAGAAATATTTTTTAAAAAAGAAGCTGTTTTTTCTCCATACCCATAAACATTTATAGCAGTAGATGGATTATTATACCCTTCAATTCCTAAATCACCTGCTATTTTACTAATTCCGGGAATTGGATTTTGATCTATAATAGTTATAATTTTTTCATCTTTAATTATTGGTTCAATATTATTTACAGATCCTAAAGATTTATTAATAGTATTACATATTTCTTTTAAAAAGTCAAATAAAGGTACTTGATTTTTATCATTTTTTTTATTTTTAACTAACTTTATTATATAATCAGTATTTAAATAAAGATTCATTAATTGTCCATATATTACACCATTTTTTTCAATAGTATAAGGTTTAAGTTTATTTAAAAATAATGGACCTACAGGTTTGTCATCTGTTTTAGTAAATTGATCATTTATTCCAGGACTAAATCTTGGGTTAATTAATACTTTTGTAGGATCTAAAGAAACTTGATTTTGAAATGCACTTACTATACATGAGTTTTCATTTATTTCTATATCTATTAAATTTTCTTTAGAAGATCCTATTTTTACTGTAGGTAATATGTTTGATCTTATAAATGATAATAATTTTCCAAATCTTACATAATAATTTTTCATAGGGGGAACTGATCTTACTATAGTTCCTCCATATTGGTTATAAGCTGCATCTCTTATATTAAAAAAATCACCTTTTTCTGCTCCTTTTTGTAAAGAAATTTGGTTTACAAAAAGAAAATTTGTTAAAGCGTCTGTTGATGCTATTTCTATTAATAAGTCTGATTCTGCCGCAGCTGTAAGTTCGGTATCAGGATTTTTATTGAATTCAGTTTTATCAAGTCCGTATTGAAACTCTGTTTTGAAATTTTCATAATTAGATTGTAAAGCTCCTACGGCATTTGCTCCTAATCCTTCAAAACCTATATTAGTAACAAGAGATTCTATTACATCTCCCATAGACATTAAATCTAAAGTAATATCATATGTTCCATCTTTATTATAAGACCAAGTAAAATTAGATACTTTTCCAAAAAATCCACCATAATTTCCAGAATATATTTCTTGATAATTTTTAATA